CAGCGTGCGCCTTGGCGGCCTGTGCAATGGCCTGCTCGGAGGCTGCCTGCAAGTACTGCGCCTGCGGGTCAGGCTGGGCATTCTGAGCCTCCTGGGCCATCTGCTGGGCCTCTTGGTCGGTGGGTTTGAGTACGCCCATCTTGAGCAGCTTGTGCCGGAAGTAGTCGCGAACGTCGTTAATACCCTCACCCTCCATGTTCAGCATCGCCATCGAGGACAGTACCTGAGTCATCTCGGGGTCTTGGGTCAGGGTCATCATGTCCGTGAGCGCCCGTACCGTAGCCTGCCGTTTAGTCTGGCTCGAAGGTCCCACAAGCACCTCGACATCGTAGTCTGCGTCCGAAAGATCGTTCTCGTACTCAATCTCGCCCTCGTCGTTGACGACCGGTTTCATCAACTCCACAGGCTGCATCTTGCCGCTTTCGGTGACCGATTTCATCTTCCGGCCCTGCTCAATAAAGATGTCGCGAGCAATAGACAGCCACACTTCCCCGCACCGCTTGATGGCCTTGCTCATGTTAGACATGTACACAAAGGTCTGCATGTCAAGGCGTTGCTGGATAAGCTCCACCGTCTTGCCGCTTAGGTGACTCACCATCTTGTCTCCCTGCTGGGGGGAGCCAAGGATTTCCTGCATGTCAGCTTCGGTGATCTGGAGCAAAGCCGCCATCGAAGGCGGAATCGACGGAGGCTTCGTGTACGCCACAGGCCCGCCGGGCGCAGGGTTGCCGTTGGCATCCGTGATCGGATTGATCAGCAAATACGGATAGTTCTTGAGGTTGTCCTCAGCCCACATGAGCTGGTGACCGGCGACCTGCTCGGGGAGCAGGATCGGCTTCTCCATTGCCGTAAGTGCCGCGATCTCGCCGAGTTTACTAAGCTGCATGTTCTTAAGCCGCTGCGCGTCTTTAGCAAGCCGCACATGACCCATGCACCGTTCGACATTGTCCACAAACCACCGCTTCCCGTACACCGGGATGATCGGGATGCATTTGCCGGCAATGTAGCCGCAGTCCTCAAGGATCTTCGCCCCGGACATAAGGTACTTGTGCACCTTCTTGGTCTTGACCTTCTTGCGGCGCACTTCCTTCCAGCCGGTCGCAAGCATCTGTTCTTCCTTCAGCTCAACTTGATCAGGCCACAGGCTCTCTTCCTTGCCGTTGATGTCGCGGTATGTGCGAACCTGACCAGAGACTTCCTCGATGTTGTAGTACTCGGCAACGTATACTACCGATGGGGTGTACCAGTCGAACTGACTGCGCGTGATGGTCTTAGGCCATGTCGAGGGATCCTCATGGAACTGAGCCTTGAAAGCGTCGTGCGTCATGCTGGTAAGAACGTAGCAACGCTTCGCGTCCGCTTTGTCTTGCCTCTTCGCCCCCAGATCAAAGTACACGCTGGTGTCCGCGTCAAAGATCGGCTCAATACAGATGTGCTGCCGGTCGTCCTCGGGATCTTCGTCGTTGGAGTACTCCGTCCGCAGCCTCCAGGCTCCAAATCCTCCCATTACCGCCTCTTCAAAGGCGTTGTCGTAAGCCTCTTCAGCTCCAGAGGCCTGCTCATCTGCTCTGTACAGGCTGGCACACGTCTCCGCCAGTTTGTCTTCCTCCTCGCCTTCGCGGGACACAAAGTTCACCCCGATCCGGTTGTTCCGGTACTCGTTGATGATCCGCTGCACCGCCATGTGAACCTTGTTGACCTCAAAACGCGGCTTGTTCTCGAACTGGTTCCCAAGGGGACCCTCCCACTGTGCGCCGGTTAAAGAGCAGAAACGCCGGTCCTGAAGGCAGTTCATCCGCTCCTGGTAGAGAGCAGACTGGATCTGGTCGAACTCAATCCGGGCCTGCTGGTGCACTTCAAAAAGGTCGGAATCTTTCATCGTTTGAAAAAGTTGATAATCGGCATAGTAAGCATACTGCTCTTTTTGCCGGAATACTTGCCGGGAATCGCAGCTCTACTTAAACCACTTACCACTAAATACCGTGTCGCGTCCATCAAATGATCATTGTCCTTTACCACTTTGCCCCGCTCATCCCGCCGATATAGCCGGAACTCGTTTAGCCAATTCTTCAGGCTCGGGAACACCCGCAGCTTCCCAGAGGACATCGCCTGCCACACTGTGTACAGCCCTGATTCCACCGAGTTCTGTGCCGGAGTTATGTCCAACCCATGCCGCCGGTAGATCCCCAAAAGCTGCTGCCCGTCAGTCTGCGCTCGACCGCGACTGGCTGGATCAATTACCCCCGGCATCTCGCCACGGGCACGGATAGCCTCCGCGTGGATGATCGGCTCCGCTTGCCCTCGGTAGTACTCCGAGTACAGGTAGGTCACCCCGGAGTCCGGGTTCGTAGCACCCCATACCACCGCCGTGCGGTTCCAGCCCACGTCCATGCCGAAACACCGCCGCCAGTGCTCGGGGATGGAGAACTCCTCGATGAGAAGCTCGCTCTCAGGGACAGGATAGATGGCGCCCGCCCCAAGCTGGGGGATGCCTTTGGACCGTGCGTCCCGCTGGAAGGGCGGGATGCTCGCCCACAGCTCGTTTTTCTGCTGCTGAGTGAGATGCGGCACATCGTCCCACGTCGCCATGCCGACGTACTTGCTGCCGGCAGACTGCTCTTTAATGTCTCCATTCGGCAGAAACGATAGCACCGTTTCGCTTAACCCCATCAGCGGCGTAAACGTCAACATCGTCATGCCGCTATTGGTCATCGTTCGCAGCAGACACTCCGTGTACACGTCTAGCGGCGGCTCTTCATCAAGCCAGATCACATCTTGCTCACTTCCCTGGAACGCCTCACGCCGCTGGTCGTAGGACTTGAACACAAGCCGGCTCTCGCCGCCAGAGGCGTGCCGGACCGAGATGGTCTCGATGGCTTCCGCTACGCCGGCCTTAGCCGTGGTCTTGATGAGATCGGCTTTCGGGATCAGCCCCGTGCCAAACTCTCCCGGTGGTCCCAGTAGCTTCATCTGCAAAATGTCACGGGTCGTCTTCCCCGTATCCCCCGCCGCCCAGGCGTTGATAGGCCGATCAAACCGGCGGCCCTCCCACCATGCCGGGTACTTGCCAGTCATGTGCAGCACCATCTCGTAGCCACCGATACTCTCGGTCTTCCCAATTCGGTTCGCCGCCATCATCAGCCGCTCGCGGTACTTGGCCCCTGCCGCGAAGTACGCCATGTGCTTCGGGTACAGGTCGCGCTTAAGTGGCCCCTCGTCAGGGTAGTACGACGCGATCTTGCGCTCGCGCTTGCGGCGCAGCGTTTCCTCCAGCAGGAGCGTCAACTCCAACCGCTGGTCTATGCCGTCCAATATGTCGCTCATGTTTAGTCTGGAAGCCCGGACACCGCCACACGCGGGCCGGGGTCGTTTCCACTCCCCCCAGCCGCCCGGCTGGTTAGGGTTGAGGCTGTACCGTATGCTTGGCTTCTTGCCGGAGCAAGCGTTTATATCGCTCCAGCGCGTCAGTGCCGCCGCTCTGCGGCGTCCAGCCGGAGACATGGAGGGCGAGAGCAAGGGCGACAGCAATGCTTTTCCACTCCTCCGCTCTGTCCGCTTCGCGGCAGAGATCCACGGCGAGACGCAGCGCGTCTACGCCGCTGTCCAGGTCGTACTCGCTCATACCCGTATCACCAGCACCTTGATCTCAGTGCCGTCCTCGGCGCCGTTCTCTATCTCGAAGGTGTACTCCTCGTAGTCTATGCCGCGCTGCGCCGCGCTGCACGCGAGAGCGTGCGCGAGAGCGGCAGCGTTCTCTGGGGGTGATGCCGGTAGGTCGTCTTGTTCCATGTGCCGGTAGCCCTATCCCTCCGGTGGAGTCCCGTCCAGAAAAAAGGAGGGGGGACCCCTCTGGGGTGAACCGGGTCGCTGGGGTGTGGTGCACCCCCAGCGCGACTGTGGAGGGACCTCGACTTCCACATCTTAGAGCGACCGGCCTGGGGGTGACGACCCCCTGACCACAACAGGTTGTGGTCGTCCCTACCGGATACCACTACAGGTTGTGGTATGCTGTCCGGCTCGGCAACTCCATATGACACCTCTAGTATTCGGTTATACAGAAGTGCTTGGCTTTGTTGCACTTACAATAGGCGCCGAAACAGCCTCGGCCGCAACCTCTATAACCGCACCCGACTGCGGAGCCATCAGCCCCTGACGCTGGGCATCAGCGAGAGCCCGGGCCGTGCGCGCCTCGAGCTGGGCGTCAGTCAACTCGGTCAGCGCAGCGAGCAACGGGCTGCCGTCTGCGTTGGCTAGTTTGGTTGGGAGTAGTTTGCTGAGTAGCGCACAGAACGTGCGCGGGTCATTGCGACCGACGTGTACCAGGTATTCGGTGCCGCCGAGTTTATCAAAGGCACGTTCAATCGCTTCCTTTACTGCGACTGTCTGACGGTTTGGAATGCCCTTGCGACTGCCGCCTGTTAGCTGGCTTTTCCACCGTGGCTCTGCCGCTTCTTCTGCCGCTTCTGTTTGGATTGTGTCCATGCGGCATTCTCTCAACACTGTGTCGGAAAATCACAGAAAATCTTTCGTGCGTAAATTCCTAGCACTCCGCGCGTTGCGTGGGTACGCAAAAAAAACGCAAAATATTTCTTGTGTCCCTTCTGTGTTTTGCTAGTTTCCTACGT